GGGTAGAACTGCCGCGCGGCGCGCTGCTCGAGGGTTTCGTTGGGTGGTGCGACTGCGCCGCCGCCGCCGCCAGGCGCGCGGTCCTCGCGCGCGCTGCGACCGATGCGAGCGAAGCCGCGAATGAACTCGACGTGGTTGCCGAAGCCGGTCACGTCGAGGAGGTGACGGATCAGATCCGCCCCTTTCGATCCAGGTGGAAACAACGCATCGCGGCCGCGCACGGCGTCGGCGACGCTCGTCTCAAACTTGGCGCCGCCCACCTCGGGGTCGGCCTTTGTCTCGGCGAGGTACGTGTCGGCCTGGGCTCGGAGGCTGTCCGAGCGCACCTGAAGAAGCGCCTGTGCCTGCTGTTGTGTCAGCTGCATGGCCTTCGCTTCGGCGGCCGTCGCATCGACGTCGAGCTGCGTGAAGAGCGTGTTCGCCGGAAGGGCGAGCGTGTAGACCTCCGGCACGACCGGGCCCGCCGGCGCGGGCGCCACCGGCACCGCGCCCGCCGGGGGAATGTCGGCGGCCGCAGGTGCAACCGGTGGCGCGGCCGGCGCCGCGGCCGGCGCAGCTGGACCCGGCGCCGCTGATGCGGCAGGCACAGGTACGACAGGTGCGGCCGGCGCAGCCGGCGGCGGGTCCGCGACGGCGGGCTCGGGGGCGAAGAACGGGTACGCGATCAACGGTTTCATGTGTCAGCTCCCTCGCGGGCGTAGTCGCCGGCGAACTCCACCCGCATCGCGTCGTCGACCTCGAGCTCCTTGCGCTCGCGGCCGCGCGCTTCTTCGGCCAGGCGGAACACGGCGGCGGGGTCGAGCTCGGCGAGCTCGGCGAGCAGCCAGTGCCCGAGGTCCTGCTGGCCCGCCTGGTACGCCATGACCGCCGCCTCGGGGTTGAACACGCTCTTGAACGCGCCGGCCTGGGTGAGCACGCGCCAGATCGTTCGGCGCCCTTCGCCCGTGCCGAGCACCGCGCGCAGGTCCTCGAGCTCGAGCCGGCGCCGACGCTTGGCGCCCTTCTCGAGCGCGCGCTGATCGGCGACGTTCGCCGCGTTGGGGGGGCCGGGCTCGTTGCGGGCCATCGGTTACGCCGGCGCGGGGCCGCTGCCGCCCGGGGCGCCCTGCACGCCCGCGAGGAGCTGCGACAGCGCGCTTTCGTTGTTGGGCCCACCGGTGGGCGCCTGGGCGAGACTCTTGACGCCGGCCGCGGTGCGCTGCAGCGACTCGGGCGCCTGCGCCTGCTGCTGCGCCTTCTGGCGGGCGTCCATGATCGCGCCGGCTTCCTCGTCCGTGCGGACCAGGTCGGGGTCCACGCCGAGCGCGTCCTGGTATTCGTCGACCGCGGTGAACGGTTTGACCTTGAGCGTGGCCTCGGGCCAGATGCCGGCCATCGAGCCGGTGGCCTGAAGGAAGCGATCGAGCGCGACGACGCCCACGAGCTTCTGGGCCTGCGCCATGATCGACGTGTACTCGACGCGCAGCTGCACGCCGGCGAGCTCGGGCGGCGCCGGCGGAATCATCCCCTCGTGCCGCGCCATCAGCGCGAACACGCGATCGATGAACGGGTCGAGGAGCTCGTCGTTGGTGCGCTCGAGCACGGGGCCGAGCGCGAGCAGCTTTTCTTCGCGGCGCTCGTTGACCTCGGCCGCGGTGATCGGTTGCACGCCGCCGCGCTCGTCGAGCTGCGTCATCATGCGGAACAGGTCGACGAAGAACGCCTGCTGCACGATCGCCTGCGTCTGCAGGATGTCCTGCCGAAAATCCTGCAGGGTCATCCGAATCTCGTGGACCGGCTTGATCCCCTGCTGCCCTTCGCGCACGTCGACGTAGGTGATGTCGCCCGGGAGCAGTGAGGTCTTCTGCGTGCGGAGGTGCGTCGGCGCCATCACGGGCGGGTTGATCAGCTTCTCGACGGCCTGGCCCTTCTTGCGCTGCATCGTCTGCAGCCCCATCACGTCGCCGAGCGCCGTCATGCCCGGGCAGTCGGTGCCGTAGTAGTCGTTGCCGGTGACGTCCCACCGCGGACACATCACGGGGAATTGTTGGAAGCCGCCCTCGCGCAGCAGCCGACCGTGCGCGACGGGCGCGCCGCGCTCGAAGTGACACGAGCGGTACGGCATCGCGAGGTAGTCGACGCGGCTGGCGTCCTGGTCGACGTTCGGCTCGACGATCCACGACACCTCGATCGGCGCTTCGTACACGCCGCGGTCCCAGAGGTCCTTGACGTGCGTGGAGAACATCGACCAGTCGATGGGGTCGTGCGGGCGGTACGGGCTCAGGCCGGCGTACTCCATCACCAGCTGCCGCACGCTCAGGATGGTGTCGTAGCAGTAGGTGTTGACCCGGCCCTGCGCGTCGCAGGCGATCGCGTAGCTGCCGATCGGCGGGACGAACGCGCGGAACAGGTCGTGGTCGTCCTCGAGGATCGTCATCGCCGACGTGCCGAAGACGCCGAGGTCGCCGTACAGCAGGGGCAGCGCGTTGTAGACGTTCGAGAGCTCGAACACCGACAACATGCGATCGCGCACGTCGAACAGCCACTGCTTCACCGCCGGCCGTTTGTTCAGGTCGGGCGACGGCGTCGACAGCTTCATCCACGGGCGCGCCGGCGAGGTGAGCCCGGCGTGCAGCCCGGCCTGCAGCGTCCGCACCGCCATGCGGCCGGTCGCGTCGATCAGGTGCTGGTTGCGGCGGTCGCCCTTGTTGCGGTCGGTGACCATGAACCGCGGCCGCCGCGGGACGAAGAAGTCGGCGAGCAGCTTGTAGTGGCTGTCCCAGGTCGCGCGCTCGAGCTTCAGCGCGGAGCGGAGCGTCTCGTAGCGGTCGCGCATCTTGATGCGATCGCTCGCGCTCGTGAGCGGCGGCGGGCGTTGGCCCGGGTCAACGGGGGCGGCGCCGGGGATCGGTCCTGCGGCCATCCGGCTACCTCCCCAACAACGTCGCGGTTTGCGTGCTCGGGGCGCCGCCGCCGCCGAAGCCAGCCATCACCGTGCTCGAGCGCCCCGAGCCCGAGCTCCGGCGACGCGCGCGCAGCGCGGCCTGGTAGGCGGCCGAGTAGAGGTTCATCGTGTTCGGCGAGGTCGCCGGGGTCGGGTTCGGCTGCGGCACCGGCGCCGGCGGCGGGCCGTTGCCCTCGCCGGGTGGGTCCGGCTCGCGCTGCTTCGGCCCCTTGGGCGGGAGGTCGGGCGGGTCGCCTGGTTGGTCGGGGGCCTTCGGTCCCTTGGGCGCCGGCGGCGCGCCTGGCGGAGGCGTCCCGGGCGGCTGGTCCTGGCCCGGGGTGGCGGGGCCCTTGCCGCCCCCCCACGGGCCCGGCGCGCCGTTGGCGATCGGGTCCCAGGTCGCGGAGCCGGTGGGGACGGTCGATTGCCAGTCGTTGAACTTGACGACCTTCCCGTTCACGATGACCGGGCGGTTGCCGTAGGCGCCGGGGCCGATGACCAGCGCGCCAAACGGATCGCCCGGGTTGCCGCCGATCAGGTCGACCACCGTGCCGTCGGACAGGACGATCTTGTCGTCGCTCGGCAGCTCGCCGGCGTGCGTCGCGCGCGCGGCGTACACGCCCTTGGCCTGCAGCCGCGACAAGACGACGTCGATGTTCGCGCTCGTGCCGGCGAGCCCCTGCTCGGCCTCCTTGATGAGCGCCATCGGGTCGACCTTGCCGGCGCTCGTCGCGCTCGAGGTCGGCGCGCCACTGCCGCGGTTGCCGACACCCGGGGTGGTGCGGTCGGTGACGCCGGAACCGAGTACGGTTGCCATCAGCTCACCTCTCGTTCGGGTCGAATTCCGTGATCGCGTGGCCGACGCCGGATTCGTCTGAACGGTCCTGTGGAGGCCTGAAGGGGTCGAATTCGGTGAGCGCGTGGCCGACGGCGCGGGCGCCCAGGCCGCCGGGCATCTCCGGCATACCGAAGGTGAGCGCGAGCGCGTCGGCCAGGTCGGGCGAGGTGCCGATGCGCTTCTTGATGAGGTCCTTGTCCTCGAGCAGCAGCTTGCCGTTCTTGAACGTGTAGGTCGGGGTGATGAGCTCCTTGAGGAGCTCGGGCATCGGGGGCAGCGCGGCGCCGCGCTTGACCCACTCGGCCATCGAGAACCAGATTTCGGCTCGCCGGTTGGCGTAGCGGTTGTCGTAGCTCGGCGCCGCGAATTGCACGTCGATCGGCGTGTAGCCCTGCGCCCGCAGGACGTCGACCGCGCCGGCTGCCCACCCACCGGTGGCGTCGAAGAACTCGGCCTCGGCGCCCCACTTCACCTTCGCGTTCATCACGCGCGTCGCGATGTCGACCGACACCGCGCTGCCCCGCCCGTGCCGCAGCACGATCGGCTGGAAGGCGGCCATGCCCTGGCGCGGGAAGATGACGGTCCGGTCGTCGCCGTAGCGCGCGACGTCGACGCCCAGGCGCTTCTGCGCCCACTCGAAGGCATCCGGCGCCAGGTGCCGGGCCATCGCCTCCTCGACCTCGTCGACGCCCAGGAGCGCGTTGATGCTGGCCGGCGGGAACAGCCCGAGGATGTAGGCCATCACCCACGGGTTGTCCCGACCGTAGGCGGCGATCTGCGTGGCGGCCCACTTGGCCGGCTCCGGCCCGACGCGCGGGCTGTGCACCCAGGCCTTCGGGTCGTCAGGGTCGCCGGTCACGCGCACGACGAACCACTGGTCGCGCAGGCTCGAGGCCGCCGCGTACAGCATCCCGTCGAGGGTCAGCGTGTTGCCGGCCTGCATGATTTTTCCGAATTGCGGGCCGGTCGCGAGCGCCTGCTCGGCGGCGCGTTGCACGGTCGTGGGGATGGCGCCTGACTCGTCGACGACCGCCATGACGAAGCGCCCGTGCAGCCCCGAGAGGGT